TTGTTCCCGGCGCGGCCCCAGACCATGAAAGCGTACCGTCCGTGCTTGGGAGCGGGTATTGGTCGGATATGCTGACGGTCGTCGGCGCGGTACAGGCCGTCGGGATTTCGTATGTGATTGTGACGCTTGTTTCCCACATATAGGACGTGGATGTCGGGTGATCGTTGTTGGCCTTGACTGCGACATCAAAACTCACATTCATGATAAATGGATAAGTCGGCGTAATCGGTAATGATTTAACCAGCGTAACCTCATCATCCGCCATGTCGTTTGAACTCCACGGGCTGCCTGTTACGCTCGGCCCATCAGGATCATCAACCTTATACCAGTATATATCCCAATCGTATGCGGAACTCCACGCGGTAGCGGTAAGCCGCAGACTAAAAGAAACGGCTGATATAACAGCGCTCGGTGGAATATAATTGCCGGATGTCTTTGTGAGTGCGGTAGTTTTGCCTAGGGAGCCTGCGGATACGCCGCCAAAGGAGCCGGAGTATACTGTTTGTGCCATGCCTACACCCCCAAATACAGAGGCGTATAGCGGATAACGACCTCAAAGTCCGCCTCGTCACCATAGGCAGACCATGAAACCGTGTTCACACCGGGGTACAGTTCAAGCGGAAAGGCAGAGTTCGCCATGTCCAGGCGTTCCAATGCAACCGTATCATTCAAGGTTACGTTAACTTGACCCGGCGCGGTATCCAATACCATTTCATCGTCGGTATCCAAGTACACCCCGCCGCCTGTGCGGAAGGTAATCGTCCGCGTATCTTCGCCGTGCTGGATGGTAAAGCTCTCCATATCCACGGTATCGGCGTTCGCCGTGATCTCGATTTGAATACCGCAGGGCTTGGTTCCGTCGTAATAGACTTCTGTGCCGGAATCCGCAATGGTCGCGGTCTTTTCATAGGATAACCGCCAGTTCGGGTTTAGAGCGATTAGGCTGATAGAGAATGCTGGGAACCGCGCCCCTGCCTTTCTGCCTGGGTCTGGCGCTTCCTCGGGCCTTACGTCGATCTCATAGACCTGTTCACCCTCGATGCGCAGTATGCCAGTATAGAACGGGCTGAAAACCGCCGCAAGCTCACGCATGGAAGCGTCGTTGTCGCGGTAGTAATCGTTGTCGATAAAGCCAGTTATGTCTATATCCCGCGATTCGACATGATGCCCTGTCTCGATCTCGCCGTCCACGCCTACAACCTGGGATTTGCGAATGGTTGTCTTTACGCCGATCAACCCGGACACATCGGTGCGGATATTGGTATGGAAAACGGAATCAACTGAAAACTCGATTGACTTACCTGCGGAGTTGGTATAGATCAGTCTATCAGTAACCATATAGCGCCTCCCGCAGCCTATTGTTGGCCTTTTGCATTGCCCGCTGGGTGTCGGCATAGGACAGGTCGTTGCCGTTTATATTGACGGTCTGGTTGACGGTTACGGCTTTAGATGTACCGCTGTCGCCGCTTAACCGTTCACGGTTTTCTGCTTTAGTCAAAACAGCTTCACCCTCGTGCAGGTTCGCTTTATAGTTGTCGTATGGTACGCGCTCAAGCCCGGTGGCGTGGCTGTGCCATACTCTGTTTTCGTCATAATAGCCGGAAAGATATACGCCGCCGTTTGCCATTTCTAGCTTCGGAGTTCCGAATACATCAGCAAGTTTATTGATTATAGCAACGGCCGCATTATATCCTATCTGCTTGCCGATGGACGCAATGCCTTTCCAGAGTGCGCTCATGAGATCAATTCCGGCTTGCTCTATTGCTGGCCAGTTGTCCTTTAGCTTTGCGATGAGTGTATCAATGATTGTCTGTATTTTTTTGGGGAACTCCGGGTCAGCTATCGCATCGATAATCCCGTCTGCAATAGCAAGAAGTATGTCAAACCCGGCCTGTATGATCTCCGCCCCGTGTTCAGACAGGTATGTAATTAGACTTGTAATGACCGTGGTAATGGTTTCGCTAATCTGCGCTGTGTTTTCAGACAGACCTTTGAGGATAGCTACAAGGATTTCCAAGCCGCTGTCAATGATGCTCGGGAGGCTTGTGCTTATTGTATTGAGAAGCGCAGACACGATATTGGATACTTGCGCCGTGATCGTTCCTACGTTTGCCGCAAGCCCCTCCGCGATTGACGCTATGATCTCAATGCCGCTTTGCAGCATTTGTGCCTTGAACGTGAAAATAGCGGTAATAATCATCGGCACGATTTCCCCGGCGATCTCCGCAATGCGCGGCATGTTCTCCTGCATCCCAGCGAACAGGTTGCCGATGAAGTCAGAGCCCGCCCGGATGATATCCGGCATAAGATCGTCAACTACATCAAACATATTGCCAAAGAATGACTGTACTTTGGAAAATACCTTTTTCAGAGTGCCGTCTGAATCCGTCAGCAGGTTTCTGAATATCCGGGTGATCGTGCTTTTCGTTTCATCCGCGCCCTCATCTAGGGCAGATGTGATTTCATCGACGTATCCTATTGTATTCGGAAGTAGTTCGTCACGCACCCAATCAGACAGTGGCGTGAGGATTTTGCCGACAAGCGCCGTTGCATTATCCTTCAGCGTGGAAATCAGGCCAGAGGTCGTTTTGCTTGCGCTCTCCATGCCTTTGTAGAACTGCCCGCCCACTCCTGTCGCTTTTTGGAACGCCCTTTCGAGTTCTTGTACGGATATCTTTCCGGCTGCCATGCGCTTTTGCAACTGTTCCATGCTTTCGCCTGTTTCCTGGGCGATTACATTCAGCGGGTTAAATCCAGCTTCGACCATCTGCTGGTAGACTTCGCCCGTCAACTTCCCGAGCGAGTTAGCCTTGCCGTATGCGATGGATAGCCTGCTGAATTTATCGGCGTTGCCAAGCGCAACATCTCCGAGCATCCGCATGATGTCGGTTGATTTGTCTGCGGATACGTTAAATGCCAGCAGCGTTTGCGTAGAGCTTGCAAGATCAGCCATTGAGAACGGCGTAGAGGCCGCGAACTTTTTCAGCTCTTCAACCTTTTCTATACCGGCTTCCGCGCTGCCGAGCATGACGGTGAAGTTGTTCGTGTAGTCCTCCATCTGTTGGTTGTACGAAAGGCCGATCTTTGCCATAACGCCGCCAATGCCAGCTATCGCAAGGCTCGACCTTGTGACGATGCTTGACATCGTGGATATGACTTTACTGGAGGCGGATGTGATCTTGCCTACGCCGGAGCCGACGCTCGAAGCAAAACTCGCAAACTTCGCCCGGCTATTGGCAATGCCTGTATTAAATTTCGCGTCATTTAGACCAAGGGACGCATACAATTCAAATAGCTGCACTTTACCGCCCCTTTCTCTGATATTTCGCAAGCATATTATCGAGCGTTGTGTTCATTTCATCTTGCAGTTCTTCTTTGGTCTGTTTCGGCCTCTCCTTGCCGTATTGCGCCTCATAGATGTCGCCGTAACTGGGAACCTTGATTGACTTGTTCGCAAGCCCGTAAATAGCATTCAGCGTAGACCATTGCAGATTGCCGATGTATATTTCGCGCTCTTTCCTTCGCTCTTTCTCCACCAGTAGAATAGCCAGCCCGCGCACGTCAACTGGCACGGCGCAGGAGACTACCGTTTCGAGGACTTGCCCCGCGCCGAACTGGTGGACTTCGTAAAAAGCTGCATGAGGTCTGAATCAAAGATGCCCTTGATATCGGCGAGCGTGATATCCATCGTCTGTTCGTCGATCTCCGCAGTTTCTTTCCCGGTCAGCACGGATATGATCTTTATGGTGTCGTCGTAATTATCGGCCAATAGCACGGGAACGATGTCAAGAAACATCGGGATCGCGGTTTCCAGGTTGAGGTCGTTCAGCTTTTTGGATACGCCAAGGCCAAGCAATGTGGCGACGGCTGGGCTTTTCGTGATCGCTGAGATGGGCGCGGCCAGAGACGCGATTGCGTGTGCTGCTTCGCGTGTTTTCATTGTGGATAGCTTCATGTACACCCTCCTATGATTGACCGCCTTGTAGGCGGTTTAATTCGATTTAACAGGCATATCCGTCGGGCGGTTGATAATCCAGCCCGCCCAGCGCGGATATTGAGGAGTTACGCCTTGGACTTGACGGTGTCGCGGCCAGCGTAGACCACTGCGCCGGTCGAAGTAGTGATGATAGCAACCACAATCTGATTGCCGGTCGTAGCAGTAACGTCCGTATCGCCATCCCACGCGACCCAGCCGTTTGCGTCCGCCACAAGGATATCGCCAAGCTCGGGCAGGGCAACGGACGCGGCGGTCTTGGTGACGTAGGACTGTAGCGCAGTCTTTTGCGGGGAAACAGCAAGGCGGGTGTCGCCGGATTCTGCGCCCTCGACAGAGAACACCTCAAGGAACGCGGCAGACGATACGCCAGCAAACAGCAGAATGCGGTACGGCACAACGCCGTCCGGGTCTGTCTGGTGCGCGGTGAACTCGAACGGGAAGGTTGCGTTGTCGTTCTTCGGGATGGTGATCGTCAGGCCGTTGGTGTTCAATGCGTTGTCGAACTCTACCAGCACAAGGCCGCCATCACCGGGAACGTCGCCAATCCATACGAGATTGTCGATGTAGTCGTCATCCTCGAGATCAGCGCGGGGGGTGATCGTGGTGATGTCGCCGACCGTTGCCGCGTCAGCTGCGGCGATGATGTCTTTCAGCGTAGCGGAGCGCAACTCGACCAGCGTTCCGGATGATTTGATAAGCCTGTCGATAATGTATCTCGCACTCTTGATCGGGCCGCGCATGCCATCGATATCCGGATTGAAATACGTCGGGATATCCGACACGTTCAGCCCGCCCTTGGTCGCGCCGAGAAGGGTAGTTCCTGCGGCTTTGGCTGCAGCAACGAGCGTCGCCAGATCGCCCGCGTCGGTCGCGGATGAATAGTCGAAGTTTTTCAGGAGGATTCCTGCGTCGAATCCGAGGTTATTGAACGTCGCGGCGGTTAATGCAGTAAGCATTCCATCAGCTCCTTATAGCGTGTAAAATGTTGCTTCGTAGCTGATTCTACCGCCAACTATCGAAGCGTCGTTTGGGTCATCGTAGTAACTCATGAAGTTCGTTGGATTCCTGCGAATGAATACGTTTCCATCCGCGTAGTCAAGGTGCGTTCCGGCTTCTGGTATCGACGCTTTGATAAGGTCAAGGATCGCGGCGCGCTGGACTTGCCAGTCAACACCGGAAACCTTTTTTACCCATACGAACGCGGTCAGGATCGTCGCGCCCCAGTATGCGCCCTCTGCGGCCTCGTAGGTGATGTACGGATAGGTTGCCGTGGACGGCACGTTGCCCTGCGGATACGCTTTGATCGCGGTTCCGTAGGTGAACCCGCCCCAGAACGCTTGAAGCGCGCCGTGGATGCCCGTCATTCGATCACCTCCGCAGTCACTTTTGCGTACGATACTCCCGCAATCGCGGGCGTGTGCGCGTCGGCTGAATTGGATGTGATACGGTAGATCGTGCCTGTTGAAACCTGCTTAACCCGCATATCCTGCGTAAGCGTTACGCCATCCGGCAGGATGATGCTGTACTGCTTTTTGAGCGTGTTCTGATAAGCAATGCGCGCTTCTGCGCTGGTGTCAAGGCCTATCCCTGCGGAGAACGTTGCGCCGTCTATCCAGCTTTCCACGTACCCGCCCAAAGGCGAGGGCGTTTGCGTAAGCGTTCGGTATTTGAAACTCTGAAAGAAGTCTGTCAGGCTCATAGCGGCAACCCCTTGAACATCCGGCGGTAAGGCGTGAGGCGGTCAGCGTATTGCTGTTGCCAGCCGATATTCCCGCCGCCCTGCTTCTGGACTTTGGAGTACGAATACCCAAGAAAGCTCTCTGACGTGTACGGCGAGGCTTCTTTCATTGCCGTGCGCCATGCTGTGATCTCGGCGGCGAGCAGCACGAAATCAGTCGGTACTTTCAGCGGGTAGATTGTGCCTGTAAAGGTTTCGTTTTGCGCGGTCACGCCAGTCATATCGCTTGTGATCGCGCCGCTTGCGCCTACCTTCCAGATGCCATCATTGAGTACGCTACCGTATATAGCGATGTACTGTCCGGTCAGGATAGAGGAATCAAGGGTGGATAGTACGCCTGTATCGATAGTGTAATCAGCTTCAAACTCGGTCACGGGGTAATGCTGGGTCGTTTGCACGCCATGCGGATACCGCGTTGACTGGTAGAAGTTGTTCACCCGAAGCTCGAAGAAGTTCCGGCATTCGCGCATCATTTCGAGTAGCATACTATCCACCTCATATCAGGTCGTTAGGGTTAGCCAAGGATACGGCAGGCCAGTTCGGGGTACATGGTCTTGAAACCGTACAGGCAGTCGATGGAGATCACGTCTTTCTTGTAGGTCATATCGTACCCGCGTACAACGCGCATCGAGATATCGTTGTAGCTGGTCACGTAGGCCTCTTTGTCGGACGGTAGCACCAGCGGACGGGTGACAAACGCGAAAGCGTTCTCATGGAAGGCCAGGTTCGCGACGTGCGAAGCAATCGGAGTCAGTTCGATGCCGTCGGCTACATCAGCGGTGAGCGCGGGATAGATCGTGATGTCCTGATCTGCGGTCGCGAGATCTCCGGCCACGGTCACGACGTATTGCGCGCCCGTATGCCCCGCGATGGTGAAGAGGTCACCCACGGCAAACGCGGCAGACAGCCCGTCGATGTGGATTTCGGTGTCGCCCTCAGAGTAGCCGCCCGGGCTGTTGTCGATCGCAATGGTGGTGCCTGCGCCGACGGTGGTATGGGTCTTGACGGCTTGGCTCATGTAGTTCTCAAGGCCGGAGATATTGCCAATCTCACCCTTGCGCAGCGCATCGGTCGTGCCGGACTTGTCCGCGCCGACAACTGCATCGAGAACGCGGAACTTGGCATAGGCGGCGGGATTCCACAGGCCCTTGCGCATACCCTGGGGCACGTTGTGATTGTCGAGCACGAGCGCGGCATCGGCGAAGTCCGAGAGCGCGTCAGGCGTGGAGGCGGCTGCGCCGGAGTAGTACGGGATGTCTTTGTACAGGAGCAGGCCGTCGGAGTTGATCTTCTGGGCAAGCGCAATCGCGCCGCTTTCGATGAACTTTGCGACCCTGTCCTCGCCGGCGTTTACCGCCCGCTGCAATGCAGTGAACTCGACGGTAACATCGGCCAGGTGGTTAAGGGTGACTTCCACGCTCTCCTGCTCAGTATCCTGCGCCACAACGCCCGTGCCTTGCACGAACTCGGAGGCAGTCAGGATCAGGGGCTTTTCGACCTGGATGGTCGCGCCCTTGTTGGCGATGAAGTCGTCGGAGAAATCCTTGTGAATCAGGTTCGGGAATACCAGCAGCTCATGCACGCGCATGAGGGTGCGACGGGAAAACTCCTTGACGGAAATGAACGTATTGGTGGCTACTGCCATTTTACATTATCCTTTCGTTTGGACGGCGTTACGGCTTGGCGTTCTTTGCCTTTTCGGCTGCGAACCATTCCGCGTCGCTCATCTTGTCCCTGTCGGGGTTCGGTGATCCAGGCGGCGGGGTTCTCCGCGCTGCGCCTTGTTCGGTCACTTCCCCGAAGTATTTCGCAAACTTCGTCTTGATCGGCTCCACAGCCTTATCAATTTCCTCCGCTTCGCCCTTTTCGTTGAGCTTGACGGTTTCGAGGTCTGCGCCATGCAACATCAGCTCGAGCGCGTCAGGGTTCGCCCCTTCGGCTATGAGCTTGGCCTCAAGAGCGCCGCGCTTCTTCGCGTTCGTCTCTTTGGCTTCGATGCCCTGCTTGTACTTGTCGAAATCGGCCTGTACCTTGGCCGCGTCCGGCTGCTTAGCAAGGACATCAGCGTGTTTCGTTTTCCACTCGTCGCGTTCCTTCGTGACGGTCGGCAGGCTTTCCGCGTCTGCCTTGTACTTTGCGATCTCATCCTTGAGACCGTTGACGGTGTCGGAGTGCATTTCGATGATCTGGTCGATCTTGTCGGCCTCAATCCCCATCGCACTCAATGATTTACGTTGTAACATGTTACAATCTCCTTTTCTTTGGGCGGGGTTCTTCCCGCACGATTGTTATTTGCAAACGGCTTACGCCGGAATGCTCGGCTTGGTGTCGCTGGTTTCTTTGGCTGCTTTTTGCGTCGCCGGGGTAAAATATCCGTCGAACACGTTATCCTTGAACACAACGAATTGCGTATCGCTGTATTTGACGAGCCAGTCCGTAGTTTCAAGCGCAAGGTTATCGGGCACGATGGTCAGCGCATTACAGCGGAGGCGTATTTTTTTATCCCCGATAAAGCGCTTGATCTCGAGCACGTTCTGCCCATTCCACTGCACAGCGTCAACGACGACGGGCTTCTGTTTGTACTTCATTCTCAAAACCCTTTCTTTAGTTCGTTCTCCGCGACTTGTTTCAAGCGGTCTTTGCCGTCCATGATCGCGTCTTTGATGTACGGTCTGCCGGATAGTTTGCTTGTGCCCTCGTGGACGAAGGGCGCATATTCCAGTGAGTTGCCTACGTCCACGGTATCGGGCGAGCTGTTGCCCACTTCGTAGCTTACGTCGCGCATCAGGTCTCCTGTCTGCCTGATGGGAGCGCCGTACCCGGATTGCATCTGCCTGTTTATCAGCCCGGTTGCTTCAATCCCCATCGCGGCGAGCGCGGCTTTTACGTTACCGCCCAGCTGGTCTTTGACCTTGCCGCTGTTGTCGGTGAAACTCATGTCGCTACCCCCGGTATCATCACGCATCGGCAGTTGATAATCTCCCCTGCGGGAGCGCTTGGATCGCCCGGATACATCAAGCGGTTGCCGTCAATCGTGATAAATGGTTCGTCGGACGGAATGACTTTCCCATCAAGCGCGGCGTGAGTATCGCGGGTATTGACCATTCGCGCCGACCATTCCTTGGTGGTCTTTACGCCCAGCTCCTCAGCCTCCGTCAGCGTATCAGCCCTTGCCTGGCTCTGTATTCGTGTCCGCTCGGTCTGCGCTACCAGCGTCGCCTGGTATTTACTTTGGCCGGTTACAGCGCGGATACGTTTCACGATATCGCGTTGGCTCTCGCCGTTGATCGTTGCCTGTGCCATTTCTCTTGACAATTTCCGCACAATGGCCGGGTTCGCGCCCATGCCCTTATACGCGATCTTGGAGAACGGCGACATGGTGTCTTGAAGGAGGATGTCGATCTGTTTCTTGTCGTACTGGGCGAAGGTAATTTTGGCTTTGCTTGCGATCTGCCCGGCGGTATAGGCTCTGTTCGTTGCGTACACATCGCCCATCGCGCCCTGCACGAGCGGCCTTGCCTGTGCTCCGGCTTCCCGCAAACGCGCCCTGATGCCCTCTATGACCTTCTCCTTGCGCAGCAGTTCGCGGGCGAACCCCTGCCGCCATTTCAGGATTTTATCGGGGGTGTCGTAGAACGCGGGCGGCTTGATCTTCCCTGCGTCGATATCAGCGATCTTGGCAAGGAATGACTTTTGATCGGCAAGCATGGATTTCAGCGATTGGCTGTAAATCGCGTTGATGTCGTTCATCAGCTTGCGCTCGATTGCCGCGCCTGCGCGTTCTGCTGCGTCCATTACAGTGCCCCTGCCCACTCAAATGCCTTGTGCAGCTTTTTGTGCTGAATGGCTATCCAGTCTATAATCTCTTCATTCTCGGCCCATTGGTCAATGTCGTTGCTGTTTTCAGCGAGACCACTTTCGTACATGAACGCATGGATT